TTTTGTTGTCAAGGATACCTTGTCATGTGTGTTTGGACCATCCGGCTCGGGCAAGAGTTTTCTTGTTCTGGATATGGGCTTACACATCGCATCAGGCAGAGCCTGGCATCAGCGACCCGTTGAACAGGGAGCGGTGATTTATATCTGTGGTGAGGGTAAGCGGGGCGTTGTGACCCGTGTGCGTGCCTGGCAGAGGCATTATGAACAGGATAGCAACATTCCGTTCTATGTCTCTGAAGGGCCGTTATTGCTACTCAATGATGATTCTGTCAATCAGCTCACTGACACTATCGACCAGGCATTAGAAAACCTTGATGTGCCTGTTGCCATGGTAATTGTCGATACCCTCAACCGTAACTTTGGGGATGGGGATGAGAACTCTACCAAGGACATGACACGCTTTGTTAACGCCCTGACAGATATCCAACATCGTACAAAAGCATGTGTCTGTGTGGTCCATCATACGGGCTTACAGGACGTTGGACGCGCACGCGGAAGCTCTGTTTTTCGTGCCGCACTCGATACCGAATTATCGGTCAATAATGACAATATTGATCGTGGATTTAACCTCAAAACAACCAAACAAAAAGACGCCGAAGAACACCCCCCTATCCAGTTTAAACATACCGCAATCCAGGTTAACGAAGACTCAAGCAGCATTATTATCGAACCAGATAACGACCCTATTGTGACCAAAGAACTGGTCCAGAATCTAAAGAAAGAAGGCCAAAACAAACGCACCTACCGCGACGTAATCGATCAATTAATAACCGAATCTACCAATAACAACCCCGACCAAACGATCATAATTTGTTCAAAAACTGACCTAAACAAACACCTCACCGACGCCGGAATCGACCCAAGAAATACATCAAAAATGCACAAATGGGGTTGTGACGAAAATTTACTGCGAATTGTTGATTCGTCACATTACGAAGTTGTTATAACTAAATGAATATTAACAACAAAATCATTTTCGTCACGAATTCGTCACAGATTCGTGACGAAAGGCTGCAATATTCGTCACAAACCCCCTCCCCCCTTTAGGGGGGAGAGGTTTGACGAAAGCAGTGACGAAAAAGCGAAAAGGCGAAGATGAAAAACGACGAGGAACTGGATCAGATTGAATTCATGAATTGGTTAAAACGTAACCATTATGAAATCTGGTTAAAAACTCACCACTCACCGAATGGGGGGCATCGTCACAAAGCAGTGGCTGCCAAGTTGAAACTGATGGGAACGAAACGAGGATTTCCTGATTTGGTTTTCTATCATCCGGTGGGCAAGTGGAGTGGCCTGGTGATTGAGGCGAAAGCCAGAAAGGGCGGGCGTACTTCGACGGAGCAAAAAGACTGGTTGGAAATTTTATCGTCCTGTGGATTTCAAACGCATGTGTGTCCAGGGATCGATTCCATCAAACAAACATTTTTGGATTACCTGGAGGGATAGGGATGTTAGTCGCAATGAATTTTGAGATTGAGAAAACGGTACTGACTGAAAACGAAGTATTGGCATCGCTGGATAATTGGGGCCGGTGGAAATTCAGAGAGGATCATGCAGGGTCAGGGAAATTGCATCAGCTCTATCGCATGATGTTGGAGTTTGGCCACAATCCGATGAGAGAAATAAAAACCAGAAAAGGGGTGGATGAGTCAGAAGCATTGCTGATGCAGCGCATTCTGAGGCAGATGCAGAAAGGTAACAATCGCGAGTTGTGGTACGACGTGCTGTACGAAACCTACGTGATGCGACGTAACAAAACCGAGGCTGCCAGAGAGCTGGATTGTTGTCAGCGAACCGTGAGGCGCAAGCTGAGTGCGTCAGTTGGATGGCTGTGTGATAATTCCAGGATGTTTTTTGAGATATGGGATTTGGAGAAGGAGTTGATCTCATGAACGGCGCTGCAGTCAGTCATGTCGAGGCAATGATGAGATTGGTTGTTGATGGTAGGTCAAAGGCTGGATTGCAAAAACATGACGACAGTATTCGGTCTGCAAAAGAGCATCGATATCGCTTTGTTAGCCCGTATCATCGCTATCCAGATCAACAGCTTTCCAGCTTTTGTGGTAATTTTTTTGATTAATGGTGAAATCACTGTTGACAACGTGTCCATGTATTTGGCACAATTCGCGTAGAGTAGCGATCACTGACTAAAAACCGAAGCCTTCACCTAACCCGTGAGGGCTTTTTTTATGCCCAGGAAAAAATATTGTGAAGAAATTAACCCCAAAACAGAGCTTGTTTGTTCAGGAGTATTTGATTGATCTGAACGCCACACAAGCCGCTATTCGTGCGGGTTACTCAGAAAAAACGGCTCATTCGCAAGGTCCACGTCTGTTGGAAAATGTTGGGATAGCGCAAGCTTTGGCAGAAGCCTCTCAAGAACGTAGCGACAAGACAAAGATTGATGCGGCATGGGTATTGAAAAAAGCTGAAGAAGTATTTGATAAATGCATGCAGGCCGTTGAAGTGACTGATCACGAAGGCAATGGTATTGGCGAATACAAATTTGAAGCGAATGCAGCAAACCGCGCATTGGAAATTATTGGCAAGCACGTCGATGTTCAGGCATTCCTTGAGCGCAAGCAATTGGAAGTTGTTGATCGTTCAGACGTTCTGTCACGCGCCAGGCAGCGAGCTAAAGAGCAAGCTGTTGTCCATTGACAATTCTTGGAGCGAAGCCTTCTGCGCATGAGTTAGAGCTTCAACTGATAGAAGATGTAGCAAGTTTCACACTGGATCCGCTGGGCTATGCGTACTACGCATTTCCCTGGGGTGAGGATGGGCCACTCAAGGATAAATCGGGGCCTCGTGAATGGCAGGCTGACCAGTTAAAAATCATAAGCGATCACTTACAAAATCCAGAAACTCGGTATCAGCCTTGCCAATTAGCGATTGCATCCGGTCACGGAATCGGCAAATCCGCACTCATTGGCATGGTGTCAGCATGGGCGTTGGATACCTGTGAAGACACGCGAATTATCTGCACATCCAACACAGATGGGCAGCTAAAAACAAAAACAGTGCCAGAAGTTACTAAATGGCATCGATTAAAAATTACATACGACTGGTTCAAAGTCACTGCAACCTCGATCTTCAGTTCTGAAAAGAAACACGAAAAATCATGGCGTTGTGATTTTGCTCCCTGGTCAAAGGATAACTCTGAAGCGTTTGCTGGATTGCATAACGAAGGCAAACGCATTCTCATCATTTTTGATGAGGCATCTGCGATTGACGATATCATCTGGGAAGTGGTTGAAGGTGCGCTCACTGATGAGAACACAGAGATTATCTGGATAGCCTTTGGAAACCCAACACGAAACATTGGACGGTTCAGAGAGTGCTTTAGAAAGTACAGCAAGTACTGGCACACACGTCACATCGATAGCCGTGACGTAGAAGGCACAAATAAAAAATTATTCAAACAATGGGCTGAACAGTACGGCGAAGACTCGGATTTCTTTAGAGTTCGCTGTAAAGGTCAGTTTCCATCGCAGTCTATGTATCAGTTATACAGCACTGTTGATATAGATAACGCATACGGAAAACATTTAAGAGAAGATCAATACAACTTTGCACCAATAATCATTGCATGTGATCCCGCCTGGACAGGTGACGATGAGTTGGTGATTGGGTTGCGTCAGGGCTTGATGTACAAAGTATTGGAGCGAATGCCTAAGAATGACAATGATATTCAAGTGGCAAACCGCATTGCACGTTATCAAGACGACTATGAAGCGGATGCTGTTAATGTTGATGGTGGCTACGGTACAGGCATTATTTCTGCCGGACGTACAATGGGCCGTCATTGGAATATTGTCTGGTTTAACGAAAAGCCTGGGCGACAAGATTGTGTAAACAAACGTGCTGAAATGTACGTCGAAGTACGCGATTGGTTGAAAGAAGGTGGCGCAATACCAAATGAACAACAGCTTTATGATGAAATGATTGCTGTTGAAACAGTGCCAACACTTGATGGCAAATATAAATTACCACCAAAAGATGTGATGAAAGAAGTGCTAGGTCGTTCACCAAACGATATGGATGCACTTGCATTAACATTTGCATTACCAGTCACTCCAAAAATGCGTGTTGATCGCGCTGAAGCAACCAAAGCAAGAGATTACAACCCTGTGAGAGATAGATTCTCACGTAAACGATAAGGAATAAGCATATGTGTGTAGGCGGCGGAAAAACACCTAAAGCACCAGACTTGCCGCCTCCACCTCCGGCTGTGCCTCAAGCAGCAGTGCCTGTATCTCATGAAGAAACAGGATCGCGTGACCAGGACAGACGACGTAAAGCAGGACGAAGTGGCACGATATTGACTGGTAACCAGGGCTTAACAGGCGAAGCAAATACTGGCAAGACAGTCCTTGGTGGTTAGCAATGAGCGTTAAGCTTAATACTAAAATATATGATGCCTATGGCTACAATGTTTTAGGAAGCGATTTAACAGGCAGTGACAAATGGATACATGCAGGCACTAAAAGCGGGTTAGATAAAAAGACTGTTACAAAATCATTTGATTATTATCAAAATCATGGTTCTC